ACATATCTCAGAGAATAGATGAAACAGAACCTACTGCTTGAGTTGTTGGAGCAGGTGTAGCAGGTATTGTTGGTGTCTGTGTAGGAGCAGTTTGTACTCATGGTAAAGTAACGACAGCCTCTTGAGTTGTTGTTGGTGCTGTATAGCCCTTAGACTGTAACTGAGAAGTTATTTCCTCTGGTTTTATTCCTTGTTTAAAGGCGAGTCGGTTAATTTGTGCTTGTGATATTGCCATAAATTAGATTGTTATTTGTGTAGGCATATTATTGTAATGTAATATTTAATTCTGTGGTACTTATTGCTCTACCTATCTGCTTTATAGCAGTATTTGTATTAGCTACACTATAAAGTGAATTTGAAAGACCTATCCCACCTGTTAGTTGAACATAGTATGTTTCTCAAGGTGTTAAAGTAGATTGTATAGTAGACGTTCATCCTGTCAGAGAAACTGATTTTGATTGTCATGCTGTACCAGTTTCTTGTAGAATACCAGCGATATATCTTGCATTATTGTTGAGGATGTAAGTCTTTCATGGATTTGTATTATCCGTGGTGAAGAATTTTCTTGTTGTATATTAACAAAAACCAGAATATACTCATACGATATAATCAACTGACTCTAACACATCAATTTTATATGTAGAAGTATTAACTCTACCAAATACTACTTTTCATGTAGAAAATCATCAAAAAGCAAAAATATCAGTATCAAAAGGCACACATAATCTTCTAGGGACATTACCTGCTGAATATACATTTGATGCATCTATTGTGTACGCAGTTTGTCCTGTCGCAGTAGTACCAGAAACAGTAACAAATTTAGCGAGACCAGCACTACCGAGAGAATAGAGAAGTAGTACTTGATTTGTACCGACCTGTGTAAGACCGTGTATTACAGAGGTGAGCATAGTTGTAGATATACCACTTCACGGAGTAATCGTAGTACCAGATACAGAACAAGGAGTTGTTTTTAGCGTAGTACCATTCTGTGCTGAAATCATAAATTTATCAGTGTCGTATTTACACATCGCGGTATAGTGTGTATGTACATCAGAAAATACATTTGTATATTCAGTTCATAGCGTAAGTACATTACCACTGATTGACCCAACTCTTGCATTACAGTTTTGACTAGCACCAGAAATAAATCAGAAAGCTACTTTACCTGTGGATATTTGGCAAATAGATGGGGAAGTAGCAACTGTTGAAGATAGAGAACCATTTAATTGTACTCATGTTCACATGGTGATAGTTGTTCACGATACTGAAAATGGTATACCATAATACCTACTCGTTCCATCAAATGTTATCATACATCAAGCATCTGTATCTACTTTTGCCAATGCAAAGTTTACAGTTGTATTTGTTGTAGTAACTTCTGCTCAATATGTAATAACGTCTGAACTTATTGTACCACACTTTCATCTTACAGATGAGCCATTGTAGTAAAAAGTGACTATCTTGTCTGTACCTATCATTATACTTCTCGAGTATGTAGTCGCTCATGCATTTACAGTATCTCACGAGTTTTTATATCCATCCCATGTATTTATTTCACCATCTGCATCAATCCAAGCCACATCACCCACTGTCATATTTTCATTGAGTGTGAAATTCTTAGCAGGTATTCAAGATATGAATGTAGAGTCTATTTTTCCACTTCCATTTGCTCTCACTAATTTTGCAGCATTTACAGTCGTCATAACGACAGTTGCACCAGCAGACTCAGTGACAAGACTTTCAGCGACAACTATTGCACCAGCAGCAACAGAAACGATAGTAAATGTTCCATTATTACTTGCAGAACCAGTGATTGTTATTTGTGTGCCTTGTTTAAATCCAGCAGTGACAAAGCCATTACCAGAGTCGGCTATTGTTTTAGTACCTGATGTAAATGAGATAGTCGTTGCTGTTTTCGTAGCACCATTTGATGTATCGTATTGTGTTTCGTAGAGATTACTTGAAGATGGAGAACCACCAGCACCAGCGAGAGCATCATTTTCATCTTGTGTTGGTACTCTTCCATCGTTATCTCCTACTGCGATAGGGTCGCTAGCACTTACAGGGGCATAAGATAGCTTAGAAATACCTTTTACTGTTGTAGAAGCATCAGCACCACCAGCAATAGCTACTCAGTCTACATATTCCTTAGTAGCGAGATGATTAGCGTTAGAAATCGTAGCACTTCCATCGTATTTGAGAGGTACACTTGCGTTTAGGTCAGTTGTACCGTCTAATAGGTCAAGCATCTTCTTAATAATAGCAAAGTCTGTGATTTCGACTGTTGCTCATTTTCTATGAGTCTTAGTAGTACCAGAAGTCAAAGCACCTTGTCGAGAGACGTGGTAAATATCTGTAAGGGCTGTACCTGTCAGAGTACATTTTATATATTCTTTGTTGGCAGATTTTCTATCGAGTGTCAAAAAGTATGTTCCAGTTGGGAGAGCTACACCATCGTCATCAGTTGCGGAGTCGAGAGTCGCACTAGTTGCTCAAATTGCTGTTTTTAGATTGAGAGTTGTAGAAAAGTCAGCCACCACCTTTCCGAGCGAATTTGTCATGATTATATTTTATTAAAAAATAAGGATTGTAAAAGGATTATTCAGGATTTGGTAAATCTGTTTGCGTTCCGTCAAGACTCACATTGGCTTTACTACGATATTTACTAGGTAATTTATTTCTAAATTGCTGTATTCTATCGTCTTCGTACATGTTTACCGAAACGTAACCTATACCAGTTGCTACTAGTTTTATTGCACGTTTTCTGAACTTAGTTTGTGAGAGTTTTATTTCAGCAAGATATGAAGAGCCAAGAGAGTTGTCATTTTCTCCACCTATTACTGACATACCTATACCACTTGCACCGATAGTGTACGATTGGTCATAGTCTACATACGTTCCATCACCTCGTATAGTCCCAATGAGAGTAAAATCAGAATTATCAGGACTAAAATATATTTCTATTTGTTGTTCTGGTGTTATAACTCATTTTATTCTAAATCTTTTTACCTTTTTTAGTCTTTCTGTTCACATTAAATCATCTCCGCTTATCCAGTAATTTTCGATAGTTTGGTCATCATCATCAAAACCAGAAAGAACTTCGTACACATTGTCGGTTGTCGAGTCTCCTATATAGAGAGTTCAGTCATTCTGTACTATTGTCCTTGCAGAGTATCATAGTACATCGACTGTACCTCTACGGAAATTGTAGAGTAGGAGTCTATCGTTACTATCAGCACCAAAACTCTTACCAGAGAACACCACATACTCTCAGTAAGTTCACATACAACAATTATCCCATGTATAAGCAGAGAAATCAAACTGTTCTGCAAGGACTTTAGGATAGAGATTATCTCCGAGTGTATTTGGAGTTAATATAGTGAGTTCTGGTTTTGTAGGATTTGCTGTGTTGAGGAAAAATATACCCTGTCATGTTGAAACAGTTGCTCTCCAGTTTGGCATACCTAAATTCGTGCGGAAAACATTATTATTAGCTGTTGTATCATCAGCACCGATAGTGAGTTTATAGACAGATTTTTCTTTAAGTGAGTAGTAGCTTCCGTCTATGTAAGTAACATTGAGTATTGGGTCTCCTCATTCATCTTGTCGGAACAAGAAACCCTCTCCAGCAAGACGAGTAGCAGACTTTGTAAAATCAGTAATCCCATTGTTATTTGAGTCTTCCCATTGATAAGTAGCAGTACCAGCACCAGATTGAGATGTAGTAAAGGCTCAAGTGGTGTAGTTTATTGTCCCTGTACCCCCGAGAGACCCAGTCAGGACTCCGTTGTAGTTATCAGTAAAAACTTCGCCACTTGAGGTATCGGTTATAGACACTCAAAAACAAGTTCTCGTTGCTGTACTTTTAAATGCAAGAGTTCCACTTGCTGTGTCTGCGATGACTTCTCAGGTTACTGTTGTGTAGTTTGCTTCATCTATATAAGAACCATAAAGACCGCTTTTATCGTTCGCTAAATCCCACATTACCATTCTTGCAGTGGCAATCATTGATTTACCTTTGAAATTCTTATTAGAAGCGTACATTGACGTATAACTTCCAGGATTAGCGGTGTGAATTTTATATATCCCATCTGCTCAAGTAGCAAAAGTGAATGTACCAGCGAGAGATTGATAATTAGAAAAAGTGTATTCTGCACTACTTGTGAGACCTGTTACCACATTTTGCCAAGCAGAACCATCGTAATATTGAATTTTTGTGTTTATTTTCCGAAAATGTACTGCTGTTCCATCTGCTCTATATCCAAAACCCTCTCATTTTACATATCAGTTTGCTGTTTCTTCACTTCACACTAAAAAACGACCTCTAGTGAGTTCTATTTGTCAGTCGGTACTAATCCATCAAAGAGAGTCTTTCGACGCTTGTGGAGGTATTTTTTCACTATCGCTTGGTATAGTCCATATTCATTGTCCAAGTCATGAAGTTTTTTGAGCCATATTAGCTTATTGAGAGTTTTATATAAGCATCTTCCATTTGCATTTGTTCTAAAATAGATGCATATTGTCTTTGATTGTCAGTCATGTAATTTGTTCCATCCTTTGCTGTGAGTTGGATGGGGTCAAATTTAGCAGCCATTCAGTAAGCTAATACTTCGTGGTAGGCATCGTTGAATAATGGCTCTGTATTGAGTGTTAAATCAGTAGCTCGTTTAATATAATCAAATTCTACACTCTGTGCAGACGTTGGTTGTGAAGTAAAATAGAGTCTTTGGTTTGGTACATCTATATAACAGTATCCACTTGCATCTCTATAATTTCTACGAGAAGAAAAAGGTATAACTTGATATGGTGTGTAGTCAGTTCCAATAAATACTACACTTACATTGCCTATATTTCCAGGAAAGACATTGCTGTAATATCCAATAGGTACTCATACATTAGAATAACCCTCTAGGTTGTTAAAATTCGGAGAGAGCATTTTAAAGTCACTCGGGAGGGCTATGTATGGAACACTTGTAGATGTAGTTCCTGTTCAGGTAGTCTTGAGCCATTCCCAAGCTCTGTTATTTTGTACCTCTCGATATACTTGGTTTAATAGGGCGAGTTCTTCATCACTTGATAACTCAGACGAGTCATCGACTTGGAGGTGGAAACGTTGTATGATGTCATCTCATGTCATAGGTAGAGGGGTTAATAATAAGCCCCACGTCTTAGGTGGGGAGGATTATTACGCTGCGATTTTGACATCGAGGAATTTCTGAGAGCCATCAGTGAATGTTTTGATACCTGCGACAATGTCACAAAGAATGTTAACAGTTCTCTGTTTTGGTTCTTGGAGCATAACCATATCGACTTCTTCCTGGATAACAACATCGATACCACCTTTCATACCGTAGTATGCGTGGATAAAGTTTGTAGCCCAAGTAGCATTTGTCTGAGTCTCAGCGAGAGTAAGACGACCTGAACCTTTAGCAACGATTGTGAGAACAGTTGTAGAAGTAGCAGTAGCTGTGATATTGAGAGCGTTGATAGTAGCCTGATTTGCAGCAGAGAGAGCAACCTGATTAGCATTAGTTGTACCAGGAGCATTTAAGAGTGCTGCGAGGTTAGTAATACCAGTTGTTGAGTCACCAGCAGATACGAGGAAGTTACCAGCAGTAGCACCAATAGTTGTAACACCTGTGAAAACAACACCGTTGATAGTGACTGTTTCAGCGTTTACATGATTACCTGTATATACGAGAGTAGCTTCACCTGTGAGGTTGTTTGAGAGATATACTTCAGCACCGTAGATGTTACCTTTGAGACCATTCTTGAAAGTAGTGTTCTCAGCAGTAATGTCTTTACCAATAGGATATTGAGCAATGTCTGAGATTGCGTAAGGGTCAAGAACCCAGCAAAGGTCAGTCATAGCTACATTATTTGAACGGAGCTTAGCTTCTGTACGAGTAACCATCTGTGGAACAGTTGTACTGTTGAGAGTGATAGGTGTACCAGAGGCAGTCATTGTTGTGAGGTTTCCTGTGTCGAATACTGCGAATGCGTTGACAGTCTCAGCGAGAATGAATGCATCGAGAGCAGTAGCAACTTTGAGAGCAACTTCACGACCAGCAACTTCACCAGGATTGAGAGGACCAGCTTGTATCTTTTCGAGATTAGCAAGAGGGAATGTCGTACCTTTTACGAAGTTGATAGTAAGATTCTGTTCGCTGTCTGTGATAGGGTCAACAGTTCGGTCAGTAAGGTTAGAGATTGTACGAACCTGTACTGCAGAAAGGTCGAGAGCGAAACGAGTAACTGTGTCACCGTATTTCAAATTAGATTGAAAACGTGTATTAGCTATTTTCTTTCCTACGAGAGTCTTTGAGAGAATTTCTTGGTAGGTTGGGTCAAAATAGGTGGCGAAATCTGTTAGAGCCATATAGGGGATAAGTTAAATATAATTTTCCGTTATATTCCTTTTTCCGCTATGATGTAGTCTCTATTTGTACTTCTTGTCAAAGTATGCTTTGCGAGCTTTTGGGTCAGCAAATACTTTTGCAAGTTGTTCTTTTGATAGATTATCTACATCAACAGTTTCTGTTATGTAGTCCATTGCAGGTCTCGTATCATTCTCAGTAGTTGCCTTTCCTCGTTCATCTATTCAGTAGAGGCGTTCAGCCAATGATGAGATAGGTTCTTTCGGATTAGCGAGAGCAAGTGCTTTGAGGAGTGTCTTGTCAACACTATTAGGGATTTTTACGCCATTTTGACGAGCAATTTCGATTTGCTTGTCAACGGTCTCATCCAACTTCTTATTAAACTGCTCTTTCTGTGAATGCTGTGCGAGCTTTTCTTCCATTTCTTTCAACGCTTCTTTTTTTGCTTTCTCTGTTATGCCTTTGATAAAATCAGGGTCAACATCAGAGAATTTAGAGAGCGTATCATCTGGCTCTGCATTCTTGGATTCTTCGAGAGCTTTGCGAGCTTCTCTTTCCTCCTTGAGCTGTGCTTTGAGCTTCTCATTTTTGTCTTTGAGAGCCATAAGGTCACGAGCTGGTACAACATCGGGAGCATCATTAGTTTCGACTTCTAAAGATGCAACAGTCCCCTCTTCCACTTGTCCGACTATTTCTTCTGTCGTAGATACTTGAGCTTCATCAGCCATAAGTGTAAAACTGTTTAACGATTAGCCATCGGAGCGTTTTTCCTTTCGGGCGGTTGTCTCATACCTTGAGTTACACGGTTTTATAGTCTCCGCAGACTTGTATAAGAATTATACGCATGTCTTTTACCATTGCAAATAGTTTTTATCTGAGGGCATGAGGAATAAAACGGAAATTAAAAACATACCCCCAGAGAACAACTATCTCCTGAGTTGTTCAGCTTGTTTTTTTACAAGCTCATCGAGCATATCCTGTACCTCGTCAATAGTAGTAGTATCACGGAGAGTGTTTAGTAGCACCATATTAGACCTACTCTTTGCTAAAAGCCCTCTGATTTCATTATCAGAGAGCTGTTCAAAATTAAATAATTGTACCCAGATAGATGCACAATCATCTTTTATATCTTTGAGAGTTTCTTTACCAGTTGGAGAGTTCCACAACTCTCTTTTTCTTTTCTTTTTATCGAGTTCTTCTGCGACTGTTACTATATCATCGTTCGGTTCTGCTCAGAGTGCTTGTTTAATAAGACCAATATCAGACATAATTATTTGTTATCTTCCTCCTTGAGTTTCTCGTGGAGTGCTATATTAAATTCTTTGTCTTTTCATTCTATATCTAAAGCTCCCTCGAATGCCTGTATTTCGTCATCAAGCATTTTGAGCTGTCTTTCTTTCTCTTTAATCTGTGCTTCCATTGCTGACTTGAGATTTTGCACTTTTACCTTGAACACTTTAGGCTCTAGGTCTTGTTTTCCTTTCGCAATGTCACGAATAAGAATAGCTCTTTCGTTGTAAATATCCTGAGCTGTGTAAATCTGAGCTTGTTCAGCTATACGCACAATCTTTCTTCGAGATGGTGGCAATTCTTCTTGCCCCTCTTCTTCGAGAAAATCAATACGAGGTTCTTTGAGTTGTAGAAATTCTAACTCTTCGTTTTTTATCATATTCCGTTTTTATTAAAAATTAAAGCATTTCGATACGACCACCAGGAAAGCGAGCAAGTTCTGCTTCTGCTTCTGACTCTGAGTAAACATGAGCGACAATATTAGCGCGAGCATCAAATACTCGATAAGGTCGTACAGTAGATTTCTTTTCTACTTTAATCTCCTCTACTACTTCCTCAGATTGAGCTGTCTCGACAAGAGCTTCTCCAGCTTCTTTGGCGAGCTTTTGTGCTGTCTTCCAATGAACTTTCTTTTCCGTCATAAGAAAATATTAAAAATAAGTATTAGTATTGTATTTGTTCTGGCTGTGGTGTCAATCATGCTTCCATTCAAGGTCATACTGATTGCATTTGTTCAGGTCATGCAACATCATTCATTGCGTTAGCTCAGAGACTAGGCATACCACCATTTATGAGTTCTTGATTGAGACCTCTTGCCATATTACGAGATATGATAGGTTGGATTTCTTCCATGTATATGACGAGTTTACCGTACTGTTCATCGTTGAGGTTTTCACGATTATCTCTCATGAAATCAAGAAGTTTCTGTGCGTATGCTGTGTTTGCTGCTTCATTTGGTTCTACTTTTTTCCCACCGATGATATTTTGAATATCTCTAGCACACTCAGACATCAGTTCAGCGTTTCAGTAGTCTTTATCGAGAAGAGCCTTTACTTCATCGTTATTAAATCCTGCGATAGTAGCTTCCATCTCGATTGCTACCTGAGGATTAACAATAGGATTTTGTTTGTTATTTTGTAAGAATGTGAGTTTGTTTCTCTTTTCTACTTGCTCCATTGTCATTTCAGAACCTGCTGTATTTACCATGATGTCGAAAGGTTTTCGAGTTTTAATATCTTTGCGAGTGACATCTTTGTATTCTACGCCATCGAGACCAATCATCTCAATAGCAAATTTATTAGTCATGTGTTCTTCGACTCATTCGAGATAGAGTTCAGCAAATCTTTTCTGTCCTTGTGCTTCACTTTCCTGGACAAGAGCAAATCTATCTGCTGCATTCGCTTGATTACCCTCGTAAATTCCTACCTTGTCTTCGCTTGCGTTTCATCTAGCACCATTTGTAACACCAGATTGAGTAGCGATGATGGTATCGAGCTTGTCGTAGACGACTATCGAAGTATTCAGGGGGATAACAGGGAGAGTTTGTATAGCTTTCTGAACATCAAATCCAGTCTTTACAGGGATGAGACCATCTTTTCTGAACTTGAGAAGTGCAGGATTTTCTACTGCTCCTACATCAAAAGCTCTCATAGGTCGATTGATAGCCTCAGCATTGTCTAGCATCTGATTGATAGCAACACTTTTTGCCATGATAGCTTCACGAACTCCATCAAGGGGACTAGGTGTCCAAAACTCAGTAAGGTCAGGATATGCAGCAACAGTCCAAAAAGGATACTTACCACTAGGGAAAATATCAGTCAGGAGACAACACTTGAGCATCTTCCCATATTCAGATATAAGACAGTAGTATCTTTCTCCGTTATAGGTTGTGTACCATTCGTAGAAATTGTAATTGTCTTTAGAGTGCATTACTCTATCTCCATTTATCATAGTGATATAACGATTACGAGTAGCTTCGTCTTCTTTTGTCATTCCATCTTGTCCATCTCCAGAGAGGAGTTCTTCTGCTTCTTTTCGTAGGTACATTCCTTTTCTTACGCCTTCTTCTATTTGTTTACGAGTCTTCACTATTCCACCTCTACCCATGAACCATGCCTTTTCTATGTCATCTCCTCCGCAACTAGGGTCTATGAGGAACTGATACACGTCTACGTTCGTAAGATGAGACTTGTATTTATTGTCGATAGAGTCAGCGTGGTACTCGAATATATATCGTCCGTAAATTACTAACTGAGTACGAGCAAGCATTGCTTTATAGTTCCAGTTACCAAGTTTAGCATCTTTTTCTCGAATAGCATTAGCAATTTTAGCAGCTTCCAGGTCTGCCTCTTCTCCTTTTATGTATCTCCAGTTAAACGGAGTGTTGATTTTAGATAAAAATGTCTGTACGAAAGATTGAGCTTCGTTCAAATTCACGTTCGCTCTCTCAGTTGAGAGATTTATTTTCTTAGAGTAGTATAAATCTTCGTTTTTGTACCAGTTGGTTCGTTTTATTTCCTTTTTTTCTCGACAGAAATCAATTTGAGAGAGTGCAAGTGTAGCAATCTCATCTCTAATCTGTGGTTTTATAGTTGCCATGAGTGAAAAATATCCGTTTTATCACTAGAAACATTATATACTTATAATTCTATAATCAAATATCATTGTATATAGCAGTTCTTCCTTGTAATTCTTGTCGTACGAAAGAGTCGTGGTCGAATCCATTATGGCGTGTCATCTTATTATAAGTTACCGATTGATACCTCAGTGCATCAGAACTATTACTCGACCAATCATGCTTAGGAGACGACCTGAACGTCTGATTTTTAGCATCGAACTCTTTGTGATAAGAAGATATAGCGTTGATACCTCTTTCACATTTCTCCTCATCGAACCACATATTTTTAAATGCTCGTCTGGTCATGTCGATACCTTCGTCTATGCCGAGCTTCTCAACGACCTCAATATTATTTAATCATCTTGATTCTAAAAACTGCTTCCTAGTTGCTCCTGTTTGCAATTCTTTGACCTCTACATCGTGCGGAAGATAATGCTTGCCATACTTATATCCTTTTTCTTTCAAAACACCCACATAATGCTCTAAAGACTCTCAACTTGTTTCATAGTGGTCGATAAACCTAATCTCCTTTCCGAGTAATTGCCAGAACCATATCGCAGTTGTATCGTTGATACCTAAATCCCAGTGAGTGAATACATCAAGTGTAGGCTCATATGGTACTCTACATATTCTTCACTCTTTTCGAGCATCTCTTATCTGGTCAGCGTAGTATGCACCTTTCACACTAGCTTCAAAAGATATGAAATATTCTTGCTGTACTAAATCCTCATCCATTCCATCTCGTCTCTCCTCTTCTATCATTTGGTCAGTTACTATTCTGTTCCCATCATTATCAAAAGTCTTATCTGCTCATAGTTCAGATAGAAACCAAGTTTCTGGGTTCTTCCTAGCTACCTCTCGAAGTTTCCAGCCATGATTCTTTCCTCTTGGCGTAAATACAAACCAAGCAAATCATCAGTTGAGCTTTATAATGGGGCGGAGTAAATCCCATCAACGAGGGTCACTAATGGGATATTCAGAAAAAATAATACCAACTGGGTTTGTACCAACTATGTTGTCTATCTTCCTATCAGTACCTATTACCTGGATAATAGAACCATTCACGAGTTCTAGCTTCATGCTCTGGTCATTCTTTCCATTCGGAGCAATTATCTCCTTTGGTATATGGTCAAACATTGTGAGTCCATCATTATCAATATTATCCCATAGAGCCTTTCTACCTTGTTCGTACTCTGGAAATATATAGTAATAGACTCCCACTCGTTCCAGTGCTTTCTTTATGAGTGGGTGTAGCACAGTCTTATCTTTCCCAGCTCGTCTATGCCAAATAAGTACAGCTCTATTGTATTTCGATAGAGCATCAATAGCCTCTCTCTGATATGGGCGAGGTGTAAAGTTATGTGGGAGCTTTATATTGACCATTCAATAACGAGTTTCTGATTCTCTGTACTCTTACCTTGTAGTAATTGATTTTGCTTGAATGCACTCTCCCTAACTGCAACAAGTTCACTTGCTTTTATATTCTCCTCTCAGTTCTTAATCATTTGTTCTAATCTCTGGTCGGCAAGTGATAGGAGATTGTTATTCCTATCAATTAAAATAGCCACTGCAGAACTCTCTTCGCCAATTTTCGCCAACTCTTCGCCAACTACTCTACTTGCTGTTCTCTCCGATACTCCAAGCTCCTCAGCGATGTCACGAGCAGAAGCAAATGTGTTTATCTTCTTCTCAATTATTTTAGCTTTTAATTCAGTAGGAGTCCGTTTTCATTTCATACCTCTATTATA